CAGAGAAGATCGACATGACGCCGGAAGAGAGAAAGGAACTGAAGCTGAAGGCAGCGAGTCAGCTCGCCAACGTCCTGCTTTGGCTCGGGGCGACCGTAATCGGTATTGCCCTCCTGGTGGTATTCCTGAAATAGGGAGATCCGTGCCCACCGTTCGCGAACCGTTGCGATAGCGGGCGTATTTGCGAGACAAGGGTACTAGCACACGTCTCTCTCCGCGAGATCTCTTCCTAGGGCCTCTTTTGAGATGCCGGTCTGCCCAGGGAGAGATTTTACCCCAAATTGCGACGCCCGACCTGAAAAAGCATCGGGCGAGGATCTCTTCCTGCTCCTGGCAGGTGAGGCTACTTCACTCTTATCTATTACAGAGAATCATCATCCTCTGACTAGCTCGTCCCCAGCCCTATCTTCGCCTTTTCAGCTTGGCCCCATGTCACGCACTCTTCGACGTACGCAACGTACGCTGATGATTCGTCGCTCGGAGCTATGCGCAGCATCTTTATCTCATCATCGAGACTGTATCTCTGCCTGATTTGCTCCACAACGCGTGCATTGATCAGCAGCACGTGAGGGCTGGCGCTCTTGATGGCGTCCAATAGCTCCGGCGTCAATATCGCGCCCTCCACCGTGATCTCCGGTGGCTGGACTGGCAATGCAGCAGTATCAGGCAGGTACACGTACGTCCTGCCGTCAACGGTCGCCAGTTCTGTCCCGAGACGAGCCATCCCGTCTACGGGTAGAGCGATTTCAACCGTTCTCAAACTGTCGATATGCTTTTGGTAGCCGTAGATCATGGCATTTCTCCTTCATCGTTATCACGAGGTACCGTAAGCTGTGGGTCCTTCTGGCGTGACCAAGAATCGAGATGGCGCTCTGTATCTTTCCCGCTCGCAGTTCCCACTCGAAATCGGACACATGTTAAGACGCTTCCCGTTGATTCTCGTGCACGATCCACCCGCCGATCATCCTGCCAAGTTCATCGATGAGTCGGCTGATTGCCAGGTATCTGTGCTCAGCCAGTGACCCCCCTCCTTCTTTCGTTCCATCCTTGAATTGAAAATACCCCAGACTGTAAGCAAGATTCGTAAACATGCGGAGCTGCTCATGCCGGATGTCCAGGGAAGTCAGTGTCGTCTTCTTGTGATACCGTTTCTGCGTTTCAACGATCAGGGCATACACGTCATACATGGTGGACCGGATTGTCTGGCAGAGAGCATATTTCTCGAATCGTGGGAAATGATTGAGATAGATGTTCATCAGTTTTGCCGTCTCCACAAACTTCCGGTTCAATTCCGCTTCTGAGTGCTGTCCCATGATCACCTCGAGAAGAATGGGTGGACGCTATCGCGCCCACCTGACATGGCTACAAAAGATATAAGGCAGAGCGGAACCCGATAGCGTAGCTCGAGAGCGCCCGGGTGCCGTTCAAATTGAGCGTCCACACACCTGCGTTCGACACACTGCTCCAGCTCCCACTCGACCACGGACACAACTCATTAGGCCGATAATCAGCTAGATAGTCACTACCAAACAGATTTGAGCCGCCCACACCGCCAACCAGGGGAAGGCCGAGACCAGCGGCACCCCAACCAATACCGGAAACAACTTCAGAGAGGACCTGCGCAGCGCTGCCATAATATTTCACTGTGGACGATGCGAGCAATGCCCCATAGGTTGCCCCGATGTCATCGTAGTTGGCCGCCAAGCCGGTCGCGCCGAACAAGTCGGTAGCACCACCAGTGCCGCCCGTCAGCGCCTTCATCGCCTTGACAGTCTTGAGGATAAAATAATCAGTACCGTTCGACCCTAAGCCGAATCCGACTTCCCAGATCAATCCGTTCAGGTCGCAAACCCCGCTATTTTGTCCGTTGTGCGTGGTCTTGCTGAAGTAGTTAGCGGACCCGGTCTTACCGACGTTGTAAGTTCCGTTCGCGTCGCTGACATACAGAATGGTTGCGTCTTGTGCGTCGCCGAGCGCGTTGTTGTTGCAACCCTTCGGGAACATGCTGTTGACCATATACCATGCACAGTTCAGCGTGGATGTGGCTGCCTGACCATGCGCGAGAGCCAGCAGCGCGAGCCCCGCCTGAATGAAACGGCTGTTGGCGAAGAAACTGGCGCCCCTCGTCTTGCTTGCGGCTTGCGAGCCTCCGAGGTTGTTGGCGGGTGCGCCCGTCAGAGCAGAATACATGGCCGCCGACAGACTGCCGCGTTGTGCACTCGTCAGCACGATGCCGTTCTTAATGCTCGAGGCTATTCCTCCATTGTTCGAGTCGATGTACTTGTCGACGAACACGCCGGGCTGGATAAACCCGCCATCATAGAACATGCGGTGGAGAGCATAGCCATCGGCATTTGCCGTTGCGACGTCAGCATAAGCGGAGAGCGGCTTGATAGTGACGACGTTGATCGCGTTTCCATTGGAGCCAGTCCCGAACTTGTAGAAGAACGCCGGGATCCACACCATCACAGAACCATCCGAGAACTGGTAGTTCCCGTAGGTATCGCTGGTCGGATCACGCGTCCCGTTGAGTTCCACCATGCCCGTTGGGAGAGCGCCTGGACAAATACCAACGCCAAAGCCCATCTGGCCAGGGGTACCGATATGGTTGATCGGAGCCTTCACCGCAAACCCATCTGCCTCTCCGGCGCTGATATCGTGGTAGATTGCCGTTCCATTGGTATGTGTTGCCGCCGTGGAACTCTCATATCCTCTCGTCACCGTCCACGTCGTGCCTGCGACTACTGTGACCAGCAGGGCTTCCGTATCAATGGAAATGATGAAGGGAGCGGCAGGGAAGGACGCCTCGGACGTGACGGTGATACTCGTTTCACCTGTCGTGGTGATGGCTGCAGCCAGAGTAGTCTGAGCAAAGTTCTTGTGGTTCATGTCAGATTCCCAACGGCTCGACGATGGTAATCTGCCACTTCGGCCACGTGTAGACCTGGGAATCGAGGACTGCCCGCAGTTCGATGTCGTAGTAGCCCTGTTCGAGCAGGGTACTGTTGCAGATGGTCAGCGTCGCACTGCTGTTGCCCGGCTGGACGGTAAGCGTGCAGCGTCCTTCTGCTCCGGGAACCTCGGCCTCGGTAACGGCGACCTGCGTATCATCCTGCCCCAGCGTGCAACTGACTGTCCAGCCCGTCAGGTCGAAGGCGACGCCGTCCTTGGTGACAGGCAGGGTGATCGCATACCGGTCGCCCCTGGTGAACTCGTATCGTGTCTTACGCATTCGCTGCCTCCCAGACAGTCACGAAGTCATGACTGTCACATATGGTGCTACGGTCTTCCGTAGAGTAGGTTGTGCTCATGTCGGCGCTGGCGGGCGTGATGACGGCGAAGTCGCGTGCTGCCGCGATCGTCACGAAGTCGCCGGTCGGCAGCCGTCGCAGGAACAGCCAGAACAAGGTGCTCCATGCCGACTGGATGAGGACCCGGACGCGCTGCATTGACTTCCACGTTGAGGATACTTGCACCGGTACCCGCTGTCGGCTGACCCACGAGGAAGCAACCATCACGACGACGGTAGCACGCACCGCCCAGCTCGACGCAACCATCACGACGACCGCAGTACGGGCTTTCCACGTCGAGGCGACCGCCACCGAGACTCTCTGTGCCGACTTCCAAGATGAGGCAATCTGAACGGCGAGGGCATGGCGCACCCTCCAGAAGGACACAACCTGTACCGCGATGGCGTGACGCGCTTTCCAGGTAGAACTAACTGCCACCGAGACTCTCTGTGCCGACTTCCAGGCAGAGACGATAGTAATGACTATCGCCTGAAGCCCGGAAGCAGCAGCACGCAGGAAACTATGTTTGCCGAACGACTTGCCTAGCATGGACTACGCTGCGCTGTCGATGTCCAGTTCGAGGATCCAGTTGTCGTCATCGATGGCCGACATACCCGCGGTGACGACACGCTTGACCCACACGTTGATATAATCACTCGGCGCGAGATCAGGAACGGTGAGACCTGTCGCCTTGGAAGTCGGAGCTGAGAAGGTCACACCCGAAGGAGCGTCGTTCTCTGTGGCGATGGTCGTCGCCGTGCCATTCTTTCCGACAGGATCAAGGCCGATGCTCATGGCGGTGTTGGCGCTCGTGGAGTCCTGGTTGACGAACAGCTTGCCACCGATTGCGGTGAGCGTCGCGTGCTCGTTCTTGAACGTGAAGCATCTGTACTCTATGTCTCCGGCATATGCCTCGTCGCCGCTGATGTCATCGAACTCCGAATTGAGGGTCTTCGTCTGCGGAACAATGCCGCCCGCGACCGTGGAGACTGCCCCACCGAGGGATGCTGTCGGCGACACGTTGCTTGCCCCACCGGTGAGTCTGAACTTGATGTCTGCTGCTGCAATCATTGTCTGCCTCCTATGCAGTTACCGGGACATTCAGTTACGCTAATGGCAGTTCTGTCGGCGTCGTTTCGGTAGTCGTTTCGGTCTTTGTCGATGTGCCAGGGATAACCGGAGTGACGGTCTGTGTCACCGTGGCATTCTTCATTGCTCTATATGTGGCGAGCGTGGTCAGAAGGTCGCTGATATAGTTGCTGCCTCGTGAAATGGCAATGCCGGTGATGGCGTAATCGAAGTAGGGCGCAATGCGTATCACGCTCGTGATACCGAGTAGGGCAATGATGCCGACCTGCCACACAACGCAGACGGCTATCCCTATCGCCATGGCCAGCGCCTTCTTGACCCACTTCCAACAGTTGACGTCTCCGAGGATGATGTCAACCACAGCCTCGACGAGAATAGCAAACACGAACAATACCGCGATAGTCATGAGCATCTCCTATGCCTTTCCCAAAGCCTGAAGCAGACGATAGAACGACCACTCCATGGCGCCCCATGACACAACCCCATTAGGGTCATGGCCTGGGTCAATGACGTGCAAGTCGATCAGTTTTAGTTCAGCCTTCGTCAATACTCTAGGTGCAGGTACTACAACTGGTTTCTCCATGAATGCTGCTCCCCAATCCGCTTGCCTCGTTTCGTTGATATCAACCTTTTCACCGCCCATTATCGTTCCGTTTAAGTCGGTCATCTGGACGAAGTTGGCATGGATGGATTCTTTGTGGTAAGACCATGCGCCTGTCTGCCAAAACCACGTTGCAGTCTTACTCGCCCAGCATCTGTCGATGAGGTTGATACCGCCATAGACACCGACACGCGGAAGGCCGAGGACTTCGGCTGCACCGCGAAGATACTCGTCGATAGAGGGTTGGTGAATAGGCCGTGCGTCGAAGTCTACCGCGAAGTAGATGGGCCTATCTTCGGGAAAGCCCGCAGCCCGCGCCTGTGAAAGCGCCACAAGAGCATCTGCGTGTCCTGCGGCACGTCCCTCTTCAGGACGATGCTCATACTGTTCGTAGACAAGCACCAGACCAAGATTGTGAGCCTTGATGTCATCCGCTTCCTCTTTCGTGATGACCTTTGTGCCGAAGATGGCGCAAACGTATCTTGCTACGAATACGCCTGCCGCCCTCAATGCATCCAAGTCGGGCCTTGCTGACGCGTAGTCAAATCCTTTCTTGATGTCATTCATCTTGCCACCATTCCTTTTGCAATCGCCAGCATGTATGCCATCCATGCCAAGGCGCCGGTCAGCAATATCCATACGAACTTCTCCAGGATGTTGAAGACCAATTGCAGCCACGGCTTGCTCCTTTCTTTGCGGTCCTGCTCCACTTTTGCAATAGCCTCTTTCTTCTCGATCTCTTCCCGCGTATGGCGCGCCAGTTCTTCTTTCTGCCAGCTCAAGATAGCGGTCATCTGTTCCTGACTGGTAGCAATGAGCTTGTCCTGGTTATCCATACGGCTGCTTTTTTCCTTCGCGTCACCAACGAGTGACGTGACGTCTTTTGTCAGGATGGCGAGGGCTGTGTTTAAGTCGGAGACATTCTTGTTCGTCTCGGCGATCTGCATTTCCCGCTCATGTCTCATGTCTTGGATTTCACGCTCCACCTTCGCCTTGGCGTCTTCGGTGCGCTGTATGCAGACTGCTTTGACTTTATCGTCAGCCATTTCGCTCATTTGACCATCATGTCCACGTTGCCAGCGCGCCCCTGATCACGAATCTGCATCAGTGCGGTGAACGACGTCAGCTGCGCGGCGACGAACGTAAAAGACTCAGCGAAGGTGTCACCTTGTCGTATGGTCATGTCATAATGTCCGGCGATCATGTGTCCTCCTAATTGACCTTGCATAAGCGAAAACGACCGACCCAGGGGAAAGAGCGGGTGAAAGGAACGGGAATGAGTTCAAACGAAAA